GAGCCCAAAGACCAGCCGCGAGCGCAAGGTGATGATGTTCGAGGCCCGCGACCTCATCGCCAACTTTTCGGTGCTCGCTGGCGTGCCGGAAAAGTTCGCGCTCAACTGCACCCCGAACGAATGGAGCCCTGCGACCGGCTCGCGCGACTACGACAAGACCGTCGCCGACTACTTTCACGCGTGGTGCAAAAAGGCCGACGTCACCGGCCGGCACAGCTTCCGCCAGCTCGTCGGCATGGCGCTTCAAATGCGGCCCGTCGACGGAGATTGCGGCTTCGCCATTCGCAAGACCGCCGACGGAATCCGGCTGCAACTCGTGCCCGCCGACCTCATCGGCAACCCGAGCGAGGTGGTGCTTTATGACAACTACGTCGACGGCATCGTCGTTGACGACTTCGGCAAGCCGGTGGCCTACCGAGTTTTCAAGCGCGACCGCAACGGCTCCTACTACGAGCCCGAGGACGTCGCCGCCCGCGCGTTCTTCCACTACTTCGACCCCTTCCGCGCCGATCAATATCGCGGCGTGACCGAGTTCCACGCCGTCATCAACACGGCCCGCATGCTCAAGGGCATCCTCGATGCCGAGCAGGTCGGCGTTCGCTTCGCCAGCCAACAGGCCGCGCTGGTGTTCAACGAGCGCGGCAGCGCCTCGCCCCGCCAAGCCTTCGCGCCGATGCCTTCCGCCACGCTGGAGAATGGGCAACAGCGCAAGGATGAGTTGAGCGACGTCGGCATGATCAAATACTTCAATACCTCCGACAAGGTCGAGGTCATGCCCTCCCGCCCGTCATCGGCCTTCACCGGCTTCGTGGAGCATCTCATGGATGAGATCGCGATGGGCCTAGGCGTGCCGCGTGGCGTTTTGTTTGGAACCCAAGGCTACAAGGGCCCGAACGTGCGCGCCGAGTTCGCCCAGGCGGACCGCGTCTGGGATCGTCACCGTGGCGTCCTCTCAGACAAGGTTCTCGACCCGATCAAAAACGACGTCCTGCTCATCGCCATCGCGAACGGCGAGATCCCGCCGCCTCCGGCGCAGGAGGGCGAGACCGCCGTTGACGCCCTGCGCCGCGCCCTTCGTGGCGAGTGGCGTTGGCCGGCCCGCATGTCCATCGATGTCGGCCGCGAGTCCACGGCCAACCTGAACGAGAACCGCCAAGGCATCAAATCGGGCCAGCAGATCGCCGCCGAGAACGGCTACGATTACGAGGCGACGCTCGAACAGCTCGCCATCGAGGCTGCCAAGGTGTCGGAGCTCGCCGCCCGCTACGGCGTGCCCGAGACCGCCATTCGCCTGACCACCTCCTCGCTGCCTTCCACGCCGGCCGCCGCCGCTGCCGCAGGCGAGAACGTCGCTGCCTCGGCAACCGAGGCCACGCAGCCCGTCCAGCCTGCCCAGCTGGAGGCCAAGAAGCTCCAGGTCGATACCCAGCCCACGCAAGAGATGGCCGCCGAGGCCGAGCGTGGTCTGGCGTGGCGTGCCGAATACAACCGAGGCGGCACCGAGGTGGGCGTCGCCCGCGCTCGCGACATCGCCAACCGCCGCAACCTCTCGCCCGACACCATCGGCCGGATGGTCTCCTACTTCGCCCGGCACGAGGTGGACAAGCAGGGTGAAGGTTGGAGCGAAGACCAAGACGGCTATCCGTCCGCCGGCCGCATCGCGTGGGCGCTCTGGGGTGGTGACGCCGGGCGCGCGTGGGCGGAGCGCAAGCAGGCCGAGCTGACCCGCGATTCCTCGCTCTCCGACTTGCTCAACCCTCGCTCGGCCCGTGCCGCTCGCGCTTCCCGCCTCGCGTCCAAGGTTGAAAAGACGGCGACTTTACGAGCCGCCCTTGGTGAGCAGGCCGCCTCTGCCGAACGCATCGCCGCAGCATTTTCACGACTCGCAAAATGATCCTCGACACCGACCTCCTCCTCGTCGCCGAACGTCTCGGCGGCGCCCTCGACCGTCTCGAAAAAATCGAGACCGACCTGCAAACGCAGGCCCTCCCCATCCAGGGTGCCGCCGCCGCGCAGGCTTCCGCCCTCACCGCGCTTGAGGCCGCGTTGGCCGGCGTGAAGGCGCTGAACCAGCACGTTCTCGGCAACGACCTTGGCGCGCTATCGGCCCGCGTTGACGAGGCCAGCAAGCAGGTTGAAGCCGAGATCCTGCGCATCGACCACGCCCTCGGCCAGACCGCCGATAAGATCGAGGCCAAGATCGAGGCCACCCGCGCCGAGCTCGCCGCTGCAACGGCGACCCGCCACGAGTTGAGCGCCGCCCGCGAGGCGCAGGCCGAGAAGATCGAGACCGCCCGTCGCGAGTTCTCCGCTTCGCTCTCCAGCCTGCGCGCCGAGTTCGCCGAGACCGTGAAGAAGTTTGCGACCCCGACCACGCTCAACCCGCGCGGCGAGTGGATCGACGGCACCACCTATGCCCGCCTCGATGTCGTGACCGTGGCCGGCTCTTCGTTCGTCTCGCTGCAAGATAACAACCGCGAGAAGCCGGGCGCGCGCGGATCGACCACCTGGCAGCTCTTGGCTCGCCGTGGTGGTGCGGGTGCCGGCGGCGCTGGGGCACAGGTCGGTTTCCCGCTCAACTTCCGCTCGCTCACCTTCGCCTCGACCATTGATGTCGGCTTCAACGACGAGGTGAACTTCCGCACCGTCGCGGTCACCGGCAACCTCACCTTCACCGGCTCCGGCTACCAAGCCGGCCGCATGTTCTCGGTCCGGCTGGTCTGCGATTCGACGGCCCGCAATCTGACCTTCCCCACCGGCTGGGTTTTCTTGGGCCTCAAGCCATCGGCCATGACCGCGAGCCGCACCGGCGTGCTCTCTCTGTTCTCCTACGGATCGGCCGAGGCCGATGTCGTGGCGGCCTACGCCGAGAACCTCTAAGCCATGTTCCAGACCTTAATCGACCCCGCTTTTCTCGCCTTTGAGAACGGCGGCACGCCAGTGCTGGATCTCAACTTCGCGGCCACGAAGGCGCTCGATTCGCGCATCACCTTCACGCGCGCGAGCGTTGGCACCTTCGTCGATTCGACCGGCGCGCTTCAGACTGCTTCCTCCGGCGCGGCCCGCTTCACGCATGACCCGGTCACGCTGCGTTCGCTCGGCCTCATGATTGAAGGAAGTAGAACCAATATGCTGCTGAACTCCGCGACGCTATCCACGCAGAACGTCACCACCACGGCGGCGGCGCACACGCTACATTTCACCGGAACGGGCACCATCACGCTCACCGGCACCTCGACGGCCGGCCCGCTGGTCGGCACCGGCACAGGCGAAGGCAACCGGGTTTCCCTCACGTTTACCCCGACCGCTGGCACTCTAACGCTCACGGTCTCCGGAACCGTTACCAATGCACAGCTTGAGGTCGGAGGGTTTGCGACGTCCTACATTCCCACGACGGGAGCAACCGTTCAGCGCGCCGCCGACCTTGCAGTGATGACCGGCACGAACTTCTCGTCGTGGTATAACCAGAGCGAAGGCACCTTTGTGGCGGACTATCAAAAACAAGGAGAGGGTTCCGGCCCGAGAGTGCTTGATGGAGTGGGCGGAACCTTTCTTTTGTTTGGCACGGGCGCAACCACCTCGCGGTTTGAGGTGGGCGGCACGACAGCGGACGCCGCGCACCCGACCACCGGGCAGCGCGTTAAGTTGGCGTGCAGTTATACGGCCACCGCTTTATCAATTTCCGCCAACGGCGGAAGCGTAGTGAACAGCGCAGGCGCACCAACTCTTCCGACGATCACCACGATTTATATTGGCAATCGCGCAGCGGGCGACCGTTCCCTTAACGGCACCGTCGCCCGCATCCGCTACTTCAACCGCGCCCTCGCCAACGCCGTGCAGGCCATCTCCACATGATCGACTTTTACCTCCGCTTTCCCGACGAAGCCACCGCCCGCGAGCTGCTAGGCGAGGCGCTCGACGCCAATCGCGAGGCCGAAGACGGCAGCATGGTTCTGGCCTGCTTCACCGCCACTCATGCGCTTTCGCTCATCGGCGAGATCGTGCTGCCGCCGGAGACCGAGGGCGGCGAGCCAATCGAGCTTGAAGGATTCCACGCCAACCTGCGCTTCATCCAAGACGACGCCACGCTGCCCGAGGCCCTCGCGCCTTTCGTCGTCAACCCTAGCCAGCCCGCCCGCGTCTGGGCCTGACCATGCGCCGCCTTCTCGCACTCGCCGACCTCGCTCTGCTCGCCGGCTGCGGCCCTCGGCTCGACCCGCTGCCGCCGGCCGTGACCTACCCGAGCGCCGTGGAGGCTCGCACCGCCGTGCAGGCCAGGGGCCTGGTGGATGTTCCCCTAACTGGCACCGGCAGCATGGCGCCGCTAATTCCGCGCGTGA